ACGCGCCCTTTCTTGTCGATATTAGTATCGACAGTAAGGAAGCTCAAAGTAAGTAGTAAAGTTGCGCTCATTTTAAAACCCTCCTAAAAGTCTTGCCCAGTCTTGGCGTTCACGTTCTTGGTATGCGTTATATGCAATCATTACAGGATTTGGTTCTTTTGAGCCGTTGTCGCCACCTAATACATGAGTAATACCGTTTAAGTTTTTTGGTAAGTTTTGACGCAGCCCGTCTTGGTAGTGTGGAAGTTTATCTTTCATCTCATCACCTGCTTCATGATTTTGCGAAGACGTGCAATTTCAGTTAGCGCATTAAGGTGCAAACGCGCCATTAGCAAGAAACAAAACAGCATAATAAGGTACGCTAAATTGCTTTCATCAAGGTATTGTAAAAATTCAATCATTGTTCTCTCTCCAACTATTAATGTCTTCTTTGCTCCATAAACAAGCGTACTTTTGATTAAGTTTGCTCATATCTGATGCAAAGACTTTTTGCAGTGCTGACAGACTGCCACCTGCGGTTTTAAGCTCAATAAACCATGTAGCCCCATTTGGTAGACACACGATTCTATCTGCCACTCCCCGACAAGCAGGGGAGGTGAACTTATACGATTTGCCGCCAAGCTCTTTGACGACTTTTACTAAATATTTTTCGACGTCTTTTTCTAACATGGCTAAAGTTTATCATTGCAAACTTTTCTTTGCAAACTTTTTTTGATATACTGCAATCTCACTAAACTAAAGGAAACTAAAATGTTCGAATACGAAATAATGATTAAGAATTTGGAATACAGAGTCACTGAACTAGAAAAACTTACTCAATGCGGGGGAGCTAGTACGCTAGGAGTCAGAAAGTGGCAGCCTAAAGGTGGGGATTGGTATGTTAGCGTAAACGGTAAAACTTTTTGTTATACCACAAGAAATGAAGGTTGCAGAGAATTTGGCACAGAACGCCAAACAGAAGAACAAGCCAAACGCGCAGCAGTTGAAATGCGCAAATTTAATCGTCTGTTAGCATTGCGTGATGAGTTGTGTGGTGATGATGTGGATGTGATGAATTGGGAAAATGGGGAAGACAAACACTATTTATATCATTGGAACGGTGATAGCCCTAAATGGAGAATTGGTATAGATACTTATTGTAGAGTGCAAACACCTTATTTTACAAGTTATGATTTAGCGCAAAAGGCTTGCGATATGTTGAATTCTGGGGAGGTGGAGTTATGAATATTCAATGCAAGAACAAAAAAACGGGCGATGTTTACTTTTACTTACTTGAAACTACGTGTCATGTAAAAATTGGCGATAACTGGGTTGATGGCATTGCTTATTTTAATGAAAATAAACTTCGTGAAATTTTTGTTAGAACTAAGGATGATTTTTTTAATTCTTTTGAGGAAATTATTGATAAGGATGAGTTATGACCATAGAACAATTAGAGAAAAAAGATATGACCGCAGAACAATATATAAAACAACAGCAAGGCTATTTGCGCCAACTGTTGTGGTTGCTTAACGCCAGTCGAATTGGCGAATTACACACATTAAAAGTAAAAGAGGATAAAAAATGAGTCATTCAAGTATTGCTGGCGGTAGCACCGCCAAACGTGTTATTGCCTGCCCCGCCAGCGTAAAGCTAGTGCAACAAATGCCGCCTAAGCCGTCGTCATCGTTTGCCGATGAAGGTACGCTTTGCCACCTTGCGATGGAAAAGTTACTCACTGAGGATAACTTCAACATTTACAGCTTGTCTTATGCAGGTATTGATATGACAACTGAGCTAGCAAAGGAAAAGATTGAACCGGCGTTAGCGGCGCTTGATGAAATTGACCCTACTAAGTCAATGGAGTTTACCGTTGAAGCCAATGTTAGCTATGGTGACTTTCTGCCTGACGTGTTTGGTAGCGTTGACCTTATTGGCAGATTGGGTGATAGAGCCGTCATATTAGATTGGAAGTTTGGCAGTGGCGTTAGCGTAGAAGTAGAAGAGAACGAACAGCTCATGTTCTACGCCGCCGCCGCTATGCGCACAAAAGGGCTAGAATGGGTGTTTGATGGCGCGGCGTCTATTGAACTTGTGATTGTTCAGCCCCCGTCCGTTAAGCGCTGGAAAACCACCTTTAAACGCATTAGAGAGTTTGAATCTACACTTAAGAAGGCTATTGATTTATCTGCTGCACCTGACGCGCCATTAGCCAGCGGCAAACACTGCAAGTGGTGCGCAGCTAAACCAACTTGTCCTTTAATGACAGGCGAGGTAGATAGAGCGTTGCAGGCGTCGCTAGATAATATTGATGCAGATTCTATTGCAAACTATTTACAACAGGCTGAGATTCTGGAACAATGGATTACCGATTTGAGAGCGCTTGCGTTTCAAATGCTCGAAGCGGGGAAACCTGTCCCTAACTACAAACTGGTTGCAAAACGTGGGACAAGAAAATGGACTAATGAATCAGAAGCAGTAGAATCGCTTTTGGCGCTTGGTCTAACAAATGATGACATTTATGACTCCAAACTGGTTTCACCGGCACAGGCAGAGAAGAAATTAAAGGCTCTGAAACTGCCTATGCCAACGGATGTTGTCGCAGTAGTATCTTCTGGCAGTACGATGGCGCACGAAAGTGACCCCCGCCCTACTGTCTTACTAATCGGGCAACAATTAACAAATGCCCTCAATAAACTTTAAAGGTAAATTAAAATGACATCATTAACCGTATTTGGCAACGCCAACCTTCCAGCAGTAAATTCAATCAGCAGCGCACTTCGCAACATTCAAACTGACACCAACAGCGCAGGCGGCGTGACTATCCTTAAAATGGACAGAACAGGTCACTGGGTATATGGCGCGTCAGAAACCGAAGTAGACAATGACAGCATTTGGGCAGTTAATCCGTTCAGCTTTACTCATGGCTTTATTGCATGGGGTGAAGGTGAAGTGTTAGGTGAGAAAATGGTTAGCGTGACTGAGCCATTGCCACAAGTTGAGCCTGCGCCTGCTGCCGCTAAACGCGGCTGGGAAACACAAGTAGGTTTTTCACTTAAATGTATTGACGGTGAAGACAAAGGCGAAGAAGTACGCTACACAGTCACCAGCGTAGGCGGTAAACGCGCCGTGCAAACATTAGCAGTCAATATCGCTAATCAGGTAGAAACAGACCAAACTAAACCTGTTGCAGTTGTATCTCTTGGTAAAGAACATTATCAGCACAAAGCCTACGGGCGTATCTACACACCGATGTTTGACATCGTAGAATGGATTAGCCTAGATGGTGAACCTGCACCCAAAGAAGAAGCTGTCGAGGATGAAGCGCCTGCCACCCGCCGCAGACGCGCATAACCGATAAGGAGAGGGGCGGCTGAAAGGCCGCCTTTTTTTATTCTTGTTCTTTAGGAGTTTATATGAAACACATAGTAAGTTTTAGCGGTGGTATGGGCAGTTTTGCTGAAGCAAAATCATGCGTTGATAAGTATGGCAAAGAAAATGTTACCTTGCTGTTTGCGGATACATTGATGGAAGATGAAGACCTTTACAGGTTTAAAGATGATTGTGTTGCTTTTCTTGATTGTGAGTTAGTTACGTTAACAAACGGTAAAACACCTTTTGAAATTTTTAAGCAAGAAAAGTTTATGGGTAACAGTATGGTTGACCCATGCTCTAAGATACTTAAGCGTGAACCACTCAATAAGTGGTTCACTGCAAAGTTTGCTGTTGATGAAGCGCAGATGCACTTAGGCATTGATTACTCTGAGAGTCATCGTCTTGAGGGTGTACAAAAACGAATGTCGCCTTATGTTTATCGTTCCACTTTAGTTGAGGAGGGTAAAATTATTCATAAAGACTTTTCAGAGCAATTTGGAATTAAACGCCCGCGTCTTTATGACTGGAAGTTAGGGCATAATAATTGTGGTGGTTTTTGTATTAAAGCGGGGCTTGGGCATTACAAAGCACTTTATGAAGCTAACCCTGACAGATATATGGAGTTTGAAGCTAAAGAAGCAGAAGTGTATGACGTGATAGGCGCGGTATATCCGTTTTTAAAAAAGACTGAAAATAAAGTGCTTAGAAGGTTAACATTAAAGCAGTACAGAGAAGAATTTTTAACGCAAGGTAAAGTGACAGCATTAGAAAGTCAAGAATACGGCGGTTGTGGGTGTGCGGTGTGATGCTTTACGTTGACTTTGAAACAAAGAGCGAATGTGACCTGCCAAAACACGGCGTCTACAATTACGCGCAAGACCTTACTACTGACGTGCTGTGTATGTGCTACGCCTTTGATGACGGAGAAGTGCAAACATGGACGCCAGACTTACCTTTCCCCGATGACGTGCGCAATTACGCGGGTCAGATACGCGCGCACAACGCCGCCTTTGAGCGGCTAATCTTTTGGTACGTTCTTCAGATAGACTTTAAACTAGAGCAGTTTTACTGCACCGCTGTGCAAGCGAGAGCTAACTGTCTTCCCGGCAGCTTAGAAGATGTTGGTCGTGCTATCTCTAGCGAGATGCGCAAAGACCATCGCGGCAAGATGCTAGTCAAGCAGTGCTGCACTCCGCCATTTAACATCAAGTTGCTACCTGAGCTTATTGAGTATTGCCGTCAGGACGTGCGGACTATGCGAGCCGTGTCTACGGCACTGCGTCAGTTGACTGATGACGAGCTTGCGGACTATCACGTCAATGAGCGCATTAACGACGCGGGCGTGCTTGTGGACGTTGACCTGTGTCGCGCCGCTATGCGTTACGCCAGTGTTGAGCTTGAGGAAATCCAAAACCGCGTCGTGGAGTTAACGGACGGCGCAATTAAATCTGTTCGCTCGCCTAAGATGCGTGAGTGGGTGCTTGAGCGTGTCGGTCCTGCCGCGCGTGAGTTGATGTGGAATGGCGAGAAGTATTCCATCGACAAAAGCGTCCGCGCTAATCTGATGCTGATGGACGACCCAGAGGAAATCCCACCGCACGTCGGTGAGGTGATTCAGTGCGCTGACGACCTTTGGGCGTCGTCGGTAGCTAAGTTTAATCGTCTGCTTTACCTTGCTGACTTAGAAGACCATCGTGTGCGTGGCGCGTTTGTGTTCAACGGTGGCAGTGCAACTGGTCGAGCGTCATCATACGGTGCGCAGGTGCATAACTTCACGCGTAAATGTGCTAAAGAGCCACAGCGAGTGCGTGATGATATGGTTGTGGGGCGCAGTATCGTTCCGATGCATGGCAAGCGCGTGACGGACGTTCTTAAAGGTATGCTTCGCCCTGCGCTGATGCCCGCCGATGGTAATGTATTCGTGGTAGCAGATTGGGCAGGTATTGAAGCGCGTGTGACGCCGTGGGCGAGTTTGCAGCATGGCAGTGAAGACGTGCTTGACGTGTTTCGCACGGGTGAGGACATTTACATTCGCGCCGCTGCCGGTATCTTTAACCGTTCAATGGACGCCATCACGCCCGACCAGCGTCAGATAGGTAAGGTGGCGATTTTGTCGTGCGGCTATATGGGTGGTGCTGGCGCGTTTGGCGCGATGGGTAAGGCTTATGGCATCTCACTGCCTGAAGCAGAGGCTAAGCGCACGGTTGACGCATGGCGTCGTAGCAACACATGGGCGGTGAGATACTGGGGTGAGCTTGAGCGGGCGTATATGTGCGCTATGCGTCACAAAGGTCGTGAGTTTACTGCTGGGCGCGTGACGTATCTGTTTGATGGCGTGAATTTGTGGTATGCCCTGCCTTCGGGGCGGGTGCTGTGCTACCCGTCGGCATACATTGAAGACGGTAGTGTATCTTACGCTAAGGCGGCGTGGAAACCCGCTGCTGATGCTACCGAATGGCCGCGAGCTAGGCTATGGGCTGGACTTGCTTGTGAGAATATTACACAGGCGATTGCCAACGATTTACTTCGTGACGCGTTGCGTCGAATCGGGCATACTGTCGTGCTTCACGTTCACGATGAAATTGTCTTAGAAGTGAAAAAAGAAGACGCGGAAAGCGCCGCGCAGGCCTTGGAAACGGTGATGTGTAGCGCTCCTGCGTGGGCAGAAGGGTTACCGTTAGCTGTTGGTGTTTCAACATTAGAGAGATATGGAAAATGAATTTTGTTACCTATTTAGAGAGAATAGCGCCAGAAGGCGAAACCGTCCTTCTGGTCAAACAAATAGCTAAAGACAATGGTCAATTTGCGTGGCCTGCCTACCTGCCAGCAAAGTACGACGGCAAGGGTGCATGGTACGGCAATACCGCGTCTTTTATCACGTCACGTTTTAAAGATGGTAAACCGTCTGCGAGTGCGGGCAACTGCGAGTACGTTGCTTTTCTCGTGCTTGACGACATTGGCACCAAGAGTTTGCGTCCTCCTATCGAGCCGACATGGATAATGGAAACTTCACCGCAGAATTACCAGTGGGGCTACACTTTCGCGCTTGATGATATGCCCACTAAAGGTGAATTCAGCGCCGCTATTAAAGCAATCGCTGACGCGGGCTATACTGACAGTGGCGCGATTAACCCCGTGCGTAATTTTCGTCTTCCTGCGTCAGTCAATTTGAAGCCTGACCGTGCGGCGTTCAAATCTATTCTTGTGGAGTTTCACCCTGAGCGTGAGTTTACGCTCGACCAAATTTGCTCGGCGCTTAACGTTCACCCGTCTGCGGCTGACACGGCGACAGTGCGCCCAATGGCTATCATTGACACAGGTAATGATGACGTGCTTTCGTGGCTATTATCTCGTGGCGATATTTTAGAGTCTGCTAACGCTGAGGGGTGGGTTGGGGTAGTTTGTCCAAATCACGCTGAGCATACCGACGGTCAGTTGATGGGCAGATACCATCCGCTTAACCGCGCTTACTGTTGCTTTCATGGTCACTGCGCGTCGTGGGACAGCCGTACTTACCTCGCGTGGGTGGCAGAGATGGGTGGGCCTAAACACTCACACGGTCTTCGTGAGGAAATATTGGCGGAGGTGATGCACAATGCGATTGGCAAACTCGAACCCACTGATATGTTCAGCACTGACGCGGCGGCTATCATTGCAGAAGTCGAGCAGAAGGAAATCGCACGGCTTGAGAAGGCGGAGTGGTATCAACGCTTTGCTTACGTCATGTCAGACGATTCCTACTTTGATTTGCAAAACCGTCGTGAATTCTCACGTCAGACGTTCAACGCCGTGTTTCGTCATGTGTCGTGCAAAAGTATTCACTCCGACCGTAAGA